GTATCCATTCTCAAATGTATTTGATAACACCATAGAATCAGGTGGATATAACGATTTAGATCTATCGTATTTCAATCACCCCGTCAAGTCAATATTTTTTGGATTAAGTGCCACTAATATTGATCCTACAAACGATCGTTTTACATTCAAAAACGCGGATATACAAATAAATGGTACACCTCTACTCGAGAATATGTCACCTACTTATTTTCACACAGTTCAAAACTATTATAAGTCTAAATATGGTGTATCAGATTTTAGAGTTGATTCGGATGATCTTATGTATACAAGATACTTTGGGTATCACTTTGGATTAAACGCATCAGACTACAATCCTTCAGGTAGTTGTAATTTCAGTAGACTCGATAACGCCAAACTTATATTACGGGGTGTAGAAAAGGGTATACTTAGAGCAAATCAAAATGAACTATATGTGCATGCAGTGAATTATAATGTGCTCAGGATCAAGGATGGTCTTGCCGGAATTTTATTCGGAAACTAATGTATAAATGGGTAGAACCGCCAGGTTCGAGCAAATCTATGTTGCGAGTTTAGAAGCAGAACCCGTTGAGAATGAAACTCTTACAGGAGTTAACTCTATTCTAACCAGGGAGATTGAAGTAAACGAGATTAAAGTTAATCCATCTGATGGTGTAAAAGGTCGTTTAGCTTTGGCGAATAACATTCCAACTAAACAGTTTTCCCTTGGAACTAAACTTTACATTGATAAAGATGATACACATGTTTTTGATCTCAAAGCATCTGGTAGGGCTAATCGCTTTTTCGTTAATCAGAACTTAGCTGTTGGTACTGTCAATCCAAGTAAAGCATTTCAAGTAAATGCTGGTGCAGTAAGAAAGGTTGATATTGATTTAGAAGGTCATAATCTCATGACGGTGAGTGGTAATTTGGTGTCTACAAATGTGATCGTCAATGATAAATTAAGTTTATCAAATATTGTAATTGATGGGGCTGCATCCAATATTATTAGTGTGAATGGTGGTATCAAAACCTCAAACTTGTCAATTGGATCTAATGTTGCATTTTTTGATAATGGTCCTGGTACTAATGTAGGTGTTATAAGTGGTGATGTATATCAAACTGGTAATTTACATATGATTGGTAATTTGTTTGTGACTGGTAATGTAACAGTTTCAGAATCAGCTACGTATATTGTTGCACAAGATTTAAGGGTTTCTAATATAGTTATTCATTCTGGATTTGGAAACGGGGTGTTATCACGAGAAACTGGTTATGTTATGACACCTGGTATAGGATATTCAAATGTAGCCATAGCTTTTGTCGCTGGTGCGAGAGGGAAGGAAATGGGTTTCTTTCAAACAACTGCATACGGGGGTTTAAATAGTAGTCAAATACCTAAGTCACCCGGTGTGGTGAATGTACATGTAAGTGGTGATATATATACCTCAAATGCAGTAGGTGTGGCAAATATTTTTCCTACCCACGACCTTTGTGTGGGATCAAACCTCTTCGTTGAAGATACAGGTTCTAACGTTTTAGAGGTACATGGAAATACATATACACAAAAGCTAAAAGTAGGAAGTGGTGGTATTTCGGTTGGAAATCTCCTCACTATGTTACCAGGTGAGGAAGCACCTGTGGTGATAAATAGTAACGTGAGAATGAACGCTTTACGTACGACGGGTACAACTCCATCGGGTATTTCCAATCTTACACCAACGGATACACTGTCTATAGGTTCAAAAATATATGCCAACTTAACAGCTGCAGATACTCTTACAATTTTTGGTAACACAGCGACAACAAACTTAATTACACAATATATTAGTTCAACATCTAACATTACAATTCACGCAGATAGGTATGGTGGTGATAGTGTTGTAAATCCACTTGTTCTCAAAGCTGGTCCATCCTCTTCAAATGTAAGTTCCATTGAGATTTTTGGTGCAAGTACATCCAATACTCATCAAAATATTAGATTCAAAACCAGAAATACCGAGAGGATGAGAATTACATCAAACGGTCACGTCGGTATTAACGAAACAAATCCAACACAAAAGCTTACTGTAAATGGCAACGCTTTTGTTATGGGTAGTAACGTGATGATGTTTGGAAACTTGTGGGGAACAACCTCCAATACATCTATGCAAATGTTTTCAAGTCCTAATGTAGGTGAAAATAAAGTCGAGAATATAGTCAAATCTGGTAAAGGTCTCAACTTTTATGCAAGTACCACACCCACCATGGGTACACCAAAACTCACTATTTTGGAATCAAGTAATGTGGGTATCAACGTCGCTAACCCCATTGGGGCACTTCATACAACGGGTGGTACAGTGTTTATAAATAATCAAGTGGTAAATCGTGGTACGTATATTCATCAGGATACACCTATGGTTGTAACGAACACTTCACCGATCCTAAGTACTACTGACATGGGTCGTGTATTAGACTTATCACGAGAAGGTAATGGAACCCAGGATGGTGTAAGAGCATCATTCAAGTTAGGAAAACACGAGACCGCGGATGGAACTTCTAGAACACGTCTTGATCTTTATTTAGCGGGTGATAACTACCAAACTGATGCTGATGTCATGACCTTCCTAAGTACCGGCAAAGTTGGTATAGGACATACACAACCCAGTGCTCACCTCGAAGTTATGGGTACGGGTATAGCAGATCCAACTGAAAATGGTATTCTTGTGCATAACCACGATAATGGTGATGCCATAATTGCAACAGAAGCTAAATTAAATGTGGGTAATGCATTTACAAGTTATATACTTGAAGATGGTGGAGCCCTCACAGGTTGGTCAGCGGGTGTAACAAAGGACAATGATTTTAGAATTACAGAGAATTACCGGAGAGTTTTGGATTCTTCTGTAACAGCTCTCTTCATAAGTCGTGCGGATCGTGACGTGGGTATAGGAACGGATCAACCTCGTGGTAAACTCGAAGTTGCTGGTAATTTAGTGGTTGGTAATGAAATCACATTTGGTGGTACCAACGGTGATGAGTATGGAAACACTCGTATAATTGACAGAATTTACGGTACACAATATACACAATCTGAGTTACTTCTTTATAAAGGTAATCACGATGGGTCGGTTAATCAGGGTCCAGATAGAATTAGACATATCGCGGGTGAGCACGTGTTTCAAACTTATTCAACTTCGGATGGGACTCTATACGGTGATAATGAAATCTTAGAAACTATGGATGCTACACCTAATAAGTCGTTAGTAATAACAGATATAGGAAGCCCCGGTGTAGTTGTCATAGGTGGTAATAGATCTCATGGAGCTGCCGCATATGCAGAAGATTCTGGTACCAAATTAGTTGTTAACGGTAGTATCGTCTTTACCGGTGGTGGTAGTTTCAGAACAGCTGGTTTAGAGTTTTCAACTACAGAGATAGGTACAACCTATAACATTATTAGAAATGTGAGGGATGGTGCTGCGAGACGTCCACTCACATTCGTACATGAAGTATCGAGTGTTCTTGACTCGGAGTTTGCACGTTTTGATGAAGATGGGAGATTAGGTTTAGGTACCGCGTCACCAACGTCTAACATACATGTATATGATACAACACCCGGTGATATAAACTTATTAAAACTTCAAAGTACTGGTGTAAATAAACAAACTGGTGCACTTTTATACACAAATGAAGGAGAAGGTGGATTCATAAAAGGATTCAATAACACAGTGAATAGAACAACTGGTCTGGCTTTAGGTGTAGCTAACAACAGTACAATTGTAAACAATCTCAATCTAATTCACACAAGTAATGTCGGTGTAGGTACACCATCACCTCTTCGTCAGTTACACATACTTGACAGTCGGCTGACAGGTAAAAACGGTACTATGAGAGTGGAAAGTTTAAATTCAAATGCGAGTATAGAACTTACCACATCATCTGGTGGAAACTCAAATATTTATGCAGATAGAACGGGTAACGTATATATACAACCATCTTCTGATACAACATTTATAGATAGCGATCTCACTATAACTGGTGATATGATAGTACAGGGAAGATATGGAGACCCTGGAGGATTTGGTGTTAATATTGGTGATAATTTACCTTCAACGGATCTTGAGGTTGGTGAAGGTGCTATATTTGGAAGTCTACCTGGTAGAGTTCAGCGCAAGTTTTACTCTAAATCATTTCAAATTACCACAACTAACCCAGCTAAAGATATTCAATTAATTTTTGGTAAGGGTGCTTTCTATGCCAAGGTTATAGCGATGTTGAGGAGAACCGATGGTTCAACAGTAGGTGATTTAAGTACCATGATTCTCGAACTTCAAGGAGGAACCGGTGATGCATCCCAACCAACTGTAGATGTTGCTGTGGGTACGAAAAATATATTCGGTGGTACAAACAACTATCCATGGAGTTCAACTGTTATAACAGGACAACGAGGTATAAGTATCACACCGTATAATGAAGACATCACTCGCGACTATTATTATGACATTTCGGTAGAATTGATGACAGCATCTGGTGGAAAACTGGTTAAAATCACAAGTAATCTCACTGATCCAGTTGGACTTGACAATGACAGTGGTGGAGCGCACACACCCGCTTGGGGAACTTTTAACTACTAATTTTACCATTTAGGGAAAACCCAAAGGTAGAATCAATTTAATTTAATTTAATTATGCCCTGATGGAATCAGAGACGGCTAAGAAAAGCACGCCGACAATGAAAGCCATGACGACGTAATTGCACTCAGTATCTTCGAGTCCAGTGGATTCTGACTGGACCTCTACCTTCTTTGTGACGACGGGTTGCTCACGCCGCACAGGAGG